CCACCTTCTGTGCTGGTACAACGTAAGAAGTAAACTGATAATTTGAATTTGTTTTTGTGCCTATAATACGTGCATCAGATACAAAATTACCTTGTATATTGGTTAAGTGTAATATATTATTAGTCCACAAAACAACACGACCTGACGCTGTAGATTCTTGTGCTGAATATCCTTGATACACAATTTCACCAGTTTGATATTTTCCTGTGCCGGTATTGGCCATATTAAATTGAACAACATCAGTTGATAAAATATCATTAAATATATTTGTAATTGAAGTTCTGATTTGGCCTGTTTGTGTAGTTTTACCAAACACATAACCTTTAACAGTAAAACTCAAAGTCCAAATAATCATACGAGTTTCGGATTCTTTATCACCTTCGTAAATGATGTCGTGTGTAGTACTGTTTAACACAACAGGAATTTCTTTAACAATACCCATTTCAGGAATTAAATTTAATTTAATCGTATAATCTGGTGCAAAAAATGGTAAAATATGTTCAATGATTTGTGTACCATCTTCTATGTTTCGTACATAGATGTAAAGATTAAAATCAAAATTATATGGTACAGGATTATATTGTGAAATTAATCCGGCAGTTGTTTGTGCAAATTGTTTAACATTAGTATTTTGTTTACGAGAAGGATCGTAAGAAAGACCTGCCATTTCAAATGACATTCTTGGCAATGCTATTTGAATTTTTTTACTTAAATCTGGATCATCTTCTAAACGTTTTACGTATAATTCTTTTGTTGCATACACAATAGGTACCAACATACGTTCTGCTTCTGTTAAATCTGGATTATAACGAACTAGAGTGATGTTATCGAATAGGTTACCAAACCCAATAACCATCTTTCGAATGACTCGGTGATATGTGGTGTTTGACATTAAATTTCTCCGAACGGATTGGTCTCAGAGAAATCTATAATTGCATCTGCTTGAGTGTTAATATATTTGTTGTCGTAGGACTCATTATAAGAATTATCTAATTGTGTGTCGTATGAAGTTAATATGTAACGTGCATTACTTGATGCACCAATAATTACAACATTGTTTGTAAATGTACCAGAAATATTGCTGACCATTAACGAATTGGATGATGGTGTCCAAGCTTGTACGATTGCCACAGAAGTGGCGTTGGCTTCAGTTTGGTCTGCGGCTTGATATACTGTTTCGTTTATTATATAATTATTTGCATTACCAGTTTTTGCACCAGTAACCAACTTAATCATGTAACCAGAATCATTAACAATCATATCAATATCGTTAACACCAGTATCAATAATTTCTTGAGCATACTTAAATTTCTCAAGGCGTAACTCATAAAAATATGGTTGTTTACGACCCAATGTATGAAAATCTTTTGCTTGTTCTGTAAATGTTATTTCATACAACTCACCGGTACCATTTAAGAATGGCACATAGACCAAATCGCCTTCTCTTGGCCGTGTGAATGTATTTTGTGGAACTCGTTGTTGGAATGTTCTACGAGAAACAGATACCGTCACCACATTTTTAATTTCTAGGCCAAATTTAGAAAAGAACTCTTGTTGGCCTTGGTAATCCATTACATCACCAGAGAGGTACATTTCTAATGGAAAAGCCGATTTGAATTTTTTAACTGGATCTTCACCATATAATATATCTCTATCTGCTGGATTTTCTATGGGTAAATAGAACGCATCAAAACCCATGATTTGCATGGATTCAACAATCAGATCCTCTATTACTCTTTGTTCGGCAGTAGAGTTGTAGTTATTAAAATAAACCGATGTTGGCATCTTAGTTCATGAACCATTCTAATGGAGCACCATATTCGTTTTGCATTTCAGTTTCCAGCTTCTCAATTTCACCTACCGCTTCCTCATAAATCTTATCACCATTAAGTGTGACACCACCTGGTAATTGTAAACCAGAAAACTTTTTGAGGTTATTTCCCCATGTTCGTTTGACTAATGCCGTGGCATATTCTTTAAGCCAACGGTCATTCCACACTCGATTGTATTCTGTGGCATCAATACAAGCATAACATTCGGCAACTACAATTGTACCACTAGGTGCTTCGGATGCTCCCCATGCCCAATCAATAAAGAGTTTTCCCATATGTCGTTGAAAACGAATAGGAACTTCTCCACTAAACATTAACTCCAATGAACGTAAGTGCTGTTGAGTTAAGGTATAATTGACGTATGATGCGGAGGTGAAGTCGTAGAGTTCATTTAGACGAAGTTGATATCGCAGGTCAAACATATTAATAGTTGCCTGAGAATCTTGGACTGGGAAAATACGAGTAACGCCAACAATGTCCAAAGGAACATTGGCGGAATCTAACACATTGGTTAAATCCAAATATTGATTATTGACATCGGTATCCGTAATCCTTCGAATATAATAGATTTTTTGAAGACCATCAAAGTGGTAGTCTTGCCAATACTGAACGGCATCATCTATTCTATCTTCTAACTGGTCATCATCAATGTTGATTTCAATGACTGGAAAACCTAATCGTCTGAGGCAATACTCTTTTAGTGATTGTCTGCTGGTTACTGCTGGCATATTACCCTCCTATTATGGGTATATTTATCCTCTGATTGGATTACTTACCAGGGTAACGGTGCAGGTTGTGGAACTGGAATTGATGCTTTAGCAATCTGGTCAGCCACTTCTTGTTCCATGGCGGACACACGATCTTCACCTAAAGCATTTTTGGTCCATTGTAAAGCTTGTTCTTCAGTAATGTCAGCATAGGGTGTGAAGTTTTCTGCATCTGGTGCCAATAAATTGACAGCATAACTCACTTGTCCTGTATATTCTCCATCGGTACCGCTGATAGAAAAGTTGGACATTACAGCCACTTTTTCTAAGTCGCCTTCATTTTGTACCATTAGGCCGGTAACTTTCCATGTGTATGTGATTGCCATTTGAATAACTCCTTGTTTATTCTATATTTATATTTATTCTATAAATCACTCCAAAAAAATGTCTGTATTAAACGACAATTTTCAAATGTATCACCAAAAGAACTACCTGGCGAATGAAACATCCACGGCCTAAAAATGATCATTCTGTTATATTTGTATGGAACAACCATAGTTTTATTCCAACAACTATGGTCAACACCTTCGGTAGTTAAGAATGTTTTTAAATCATCTGTATCTTTCCAACCATATTGATTGATACCTTCTAATGTCCTTGGTATTGATTCTAGTCCAGTTTTTTTATGCTTCCAAAAAATTGTTCCGTCCGTATCTTCAATGTTTGGAGTTAAATAAACCACTCCAGCCCAAGAACCACCATAGGGATCAAAATGAATGTCTTGTTGATATTCATCTTTTTCTTTGGTGAATCTAAATTTGCCAGTAAATGATGTACTAGGTATAACTTTGTTACCAATAAGCGTGGAAATTGTATCTAAGTGTTCTTGCGTCAAAAAACTATCAACAGACATGACACCAGCATAATTTCCATCCGATTCTTCATTTTTGTTTGATGATAAAACATAATTTCTTATTTGATCTGGATCAGTATAGAAGTTATCCACAATATACATTCTATCAAAAATACTTAATGGTTCATTCATATTAAATTTTCTTTCCAAATTTCTTGCCAATTTGTTAATTTATCTTCTTGTGTTTCATCTGCTAAATGAAAAGATAAAGAATTTAAAGGACTTAACAATCTAACTCTTTGTTCTTTCCATATGTTATTAATTGTTTTATCTTCTGTTGCTTCAAGACTTGGCCAAGCATAAGATTGAAATTTCATTATATTGTCATAATCATCAAATGATTTTTTACTTATAAAAAATGTATGTGTACTATGAAAAGAGGATCTCCAATATTGGTCTTTTCCTTTTATGATATAAGAAGGATATAACATATCAAAAGAATTATACCTGTGTGGATTATTAAATGGATGTATGGCATATTCACCAGGGAAAAAATCTTTCATATAATCACACATATCAACCATTGAGTCTATTGCGTTTTGTCTATGTAAATAATCATCTTCTACACAATACAAATATTCACAATCTTGTTCTTTGATCCAGTTGTACTGAGATACAAAATTTTTTAGTTTATCACAATTATAAAAATCAACAGAAACATTAAATTTGGTACACATCTTAGCCATTTGTTCTATAGTATGACTTGAAGAATTGTCATCGTGTATGCTAAGTTTAATACTATGTTTACTTAGTGCAATTGATTTTAATAAACTGTGTAGGCAAGTAAGAACTATTTCTGATTTAGTGGCTTTTACCACACGTTTGGCATTCCAATAATTCAATACAGAATCACAAGTTCTTAAAGCAATTGCCAATTTCATTGTTTATATCTTGCAGGCTTTATCACTTTGGTTAAATAATAACACAACATGGGTTTACCATTTAGGTCATCAAACCCATATTTTACTCCTTGCATTTCAAAATCCACATGGCACATAAAGCCAAGTTTAGTTTCTCGGCCACCATTTTTTAAATCTTGTTGATTTCTTTCTTGGTCAAACATGGCAACACCAACAGGAGTAACTTTACGAACATGAGTTGGATCGTGATGAAAGGTATCGTGTTCCCAATGAGGCACTTCTATGTTAATTTCTGCACCATGAGAACACACACGATAAAGTTCTTTCCAAAAAGTAAGGTAACCTTCTGTACCTTCTAAATGTTCTAGTATGTGTTCAGCAAATACAGTAGATACTGTAGATGTTTCTATTGGCCAATTGGGTTTTGTCAAATCAAAACATAAATCTGGTTTACATTCAGTATCGGAATCGACATTAATCCATCCTTCTTTTTTATTATATCCACATCCTAAATTTAATTTACTCATCTTTTTCCAATAATGTTATCAAATCATTTTTTAATTCTTTAAAAGGTTCTTCCCATTCTTTCCATACTTTTTGCCGATACAAAGATACTGAATCATACCAATACGATTCCTTTTTCATATCAGCCCATGTATAATATGGCAATAGGGGAGTTACTATAAAGGTTTTTTTACCTAGAGATCCAGCAACGTGAGCAATTGAAGTACATGATGTAATAATTAAATCCATATTCATCATAACACCCATAGTATCTTCCCACGAATTCAAATCATCTGCTATATTTATGACACCCTCAGGAATCATTAAATCTTTGATACCATCATTTTTTTGAATTGAATACATTTGAATATCCAAATCATTTAATTCTTCAAATAGGTGTGCAGGTATTGTTCTTGCTAGTTCTAATTCGTACCTTGGATTACCCATCCAACGAATACCAATTTTTAATTTTTTATTTGTGTGTAGTTTGTTTTTCCATTTTTCAATAAAACTAGAATCTACTGATAGATATGGTTTACTTGGTATATCGGTTGAATCTATTTTAAGAGTGTACGGCAAATCCATACAGGGAATCCAGTAGTCCCACCATTCAGAATCAATTTGATTATTATCAAAAACTTTATCTAATGTTTTAACTGAACTCAACATTTTTGTATTGTTGTGTACTGTAGACATAACAGCTTTCATTCCACGTTCTTGTATAATCTGTGAGAAGCGAGCATTAATTACTTCATCTCCAATACCACCTTCACCAACAATTAAAATAGTTTTGCCTTGTTGAGTTGTTCCGTCCCAACGAGGTCTATTATACTTACGAACATCAGAACCCCAAATATTAATTTCACGGCCGAGATGTAATAGGTCTATACCTTTTTTAAAATTACCTTGACGAATATAGTGCCATCCTTTATTAAAGTCTACAATTTTGGCATGGGTGTTATCAAGTTCATTAGTATTAATAGAATTAATGATATCAAAAGCTTTATCAAAATTGCCCATTGTACAAACAGTTACGGCATAATCCAATATTGTTGAACTGTCTTTTGGATTTAATTGCATTGCTTGTTTTAAAAAAGACTCTGAATCGTCTAACTTGTTTGCCTTATATGCAGCACGACCAGCATTAAATAGTGTGCTGTCGTTTTTCATATAGTCGAGAATTTTTTTGGAAGTTTCATATGAACGAATATATTTTTTGGCTTCATATTCTATCATTGCTTGCCAGTTAAGAAACTCCACATCGTTTCTTAGGTGTTTGATGGTGTCAAGTAATGAAATGGCTAAATCATATTGTTCCACTCTATCGTCCAGGCAATATTGAATCACCTTGAGTATCTCAGGCAAAGGTAGAGTTTTTTCTGGTGAAGGTGTAGTTGGAAGACCAGCAGTAATGGTGTTCCATAAATTGTTATTTCGATCCATATTTAAACATTATAAATTAAAATCTCATAGTTGTCAAGTGTTAAACTGGTAAATCATCTGATGAAATACAAGTTGTATGATAGAATCCTCCATCCACTTGTTTCCAATTGGTTAATGTTCCTACTTGAACGGGACTGGATCTATCGGTGGTATCTCCTAATCCTAATGCACCATATGATGTATTAAAACCCCATGTCCATAAAGTTCCATCAGTTTTAATACAAGCCGTATGAATAATACCTCCAGACACTTGCTTCCAATTTGTTAATACACCTACTTGAACGGGACTGGATCTATCGGTGGTATCTCCTAATCCTAGTTGCCCGTTGCCGTTATCTCCCCATGTCCATAAAGTTCCATCGTTTTTAACGCAAGCTGCATGATACCAACCACAAGACACTTGTTTCCAATCTGTTAATGATCCTACTTGTACCGGTGAGGATCTATTGATGGTATCTCCTAATCCCGTACGACCATCACTACCAGAACCCCATGACCATAACGTTCCATCAGTTTTAATACAAGCCATAAACGCATTACCACATGAAGCCTGTTTCCAATTAGTTAATGTTCCCACTTGAACTGGACTGGATCTGGTGGTAGTATCTCCTAAACCTAGTCTACCAAAATCATTAATACCCCATGTCCATAAGGTACCATCAGTTTTAACACAAGCTGTATTTAAATCTCCACAAGATACTTGTTTCCAATCTGTTGATGATGTTACTTGCATCGGTGAAGATTTACTAAATGGAAAAATAGCATAACCTAATTGCCATTGGGAATTATCTCCCCATGTCGATAAAGTTCCATCAGTTTTAATACAAGCTGTATGAAATCTACCACAAGACACTTGTTTCCAATCCGTTAATGTTCCTACTTGAACTGGACTGGACCTATTTGTGGTATCTCCTAGTCCTAATTGGCCATTACCATTTAACCCCCATGTCCATAAGGTACCGTCAGTTTTAACACATGATGTAAAGTCACCTGAAGTAGCTATTTGTTTCCAATTTGTTAGTGAACCCACTTGAACTGGACTAGACCTGCTGGTGGTATTCCCCAATCCTAATTGGCCTTGTAGATTAGAACCAAAAATGTATATGCCAGAATTTAAAAATAATTCCTGTGGCACAAATACATCATCAAAATCTTCTATGGTAGTAGAAAATGTTCCGTCTGAATTTGTAACTAAATATCTATAATCTGCTGTCATTATTTTTTATCTTTTAATTTAATTTTTTTTATTATAAAGAAAAATCCGAAATAGCAGCTGGACTAGAAGATTTTTGTATACCAATTTGTTTCCAATTTGTTAATGTTCCTACTTGAACTGGACTGGATCTGGTGGTAGTATTTCCTAAACCTAATTGTCCTGAAGAATTAAAACCCCATGACCATAATGTACCATCAGTTTTAATACAAGATGCGTGAGCTGCGCCACAAGACACTTGTTTCCAATTAGTCAATAAACCTATTTGAACGGGTGAGGACCTATTAGTGGTATTCTGTAGTCCTAATTGAGCAAGACTATTATTACCCCATGACCATAGTGTGCCATCAGTTTTAACACAAATTGTAAAATCGCCTGCAGCGGCCACCTGTTTCCAATTTGTTAGTGAACCCACTTGAACTGGACTAGACCTGCTGGTGGTATCCTCCAATCCTAATTGGCCAGAGCCATTATTACCCCATGACCATAGTGTGCCATCAGTTTTAACACAAACTGTATGATAATCACCAATAACCACCTGTTTCCAATTTGTTAGTGAACCCACTTGAACTGGACTGGATCTGCCCGTAACATCTCCTAAACCCAATGCACCATAAGTTCCATTAAATCCCCATGTCCATAAGGTACCGTCAGTTTTAACACATGCCGTGTGGTTAGCACCAGCATTTACTTGCTTCCAATTCGTTAATGATCCTACTTGTACTGGACTAGACCTGCTGGTGGTATCTCCTAGTCCTAATTGACCATTAGTATTAACCGCCCATGACCATAGTGTGCCATCAGTTTTAACGGAAGCTGTGTGAAGCGAACCTCTAGCAATTAATTTCCAATTAGTTAATGATCCTACCTGAACTGGACTGGACCTATTTGTGGTATCTCCTAATCCTAATTCGCCGTTTAAATTGAATCCTGTTACCCATAAAGTATTATCAGTTTTTATAACAAACGAAGCTGAAAATACATTTTTATAATTTGTATTTGTGTCCGACAATCTTTTAACAGGATTATTATAGTTATTTTGATCTCCTGTTCCTAATTGACCAACATTATTAAACCCCCACACATACAATCCAGGACTTGTTCTGTTTCCTAACTGTGATGCAATATTAGGATACACATCAAGCAAATAAGATTTAGTTACATAACGCTGACCTAAATCCTGTGAAATGGCTGTATTGGCATCCTGTGTAAAGAATCCAGTATATGGCTGATATTGATTATAATCGTTTGGCAAAACTATACTCCACGAGGTGTAACAGGTTCTACAATTTCTATAGTTTGCAATGTTGTAATATCATTTGTGGCATCAATTGTTTCATTGGTTGTTTTTTCCCAATTAAATTGTATTTGTACATAATCGTGAATTTGATTAACAACATTTTGAATGTCTGCACCAGTCAAAGAAATAAATCCATTAGGAGATTTATAATTAATTATGTTCGTTCCTGCAGTGCTTGCAAGAGATAATAAAGAATTAATTGTATTTGTATCGGTACTTACAGAAAAAGATGTGTTGGCTACCGTTACAGTAATACCCAAATGTTGTTTACGATATCTTTCTGTGGCCACAACTTGTTTTAAATGGCCTTTAATTCTTTCAATACTTAAAGTATTAACTGTATATGTTCCTGTGGCTACATTGTTTTCATACGTCCAAAATGGGCCAGATAATTCTTCGTAAATTGGATCAAACGCTGGTGTGGTTAATTCAACAGGAAATATTTCAAAGCCATCACCAATATTAATATAACCTTGCTCTGTTGCTGGTATAGTATAATCAATTGTTAATTCGCCATCATCAATTAAATCATTTATTTCGGTTTGAATAAATCTTTGACGCCATGTAATTGGGCCAAGAACAACCATTTGTTTATTTTGTACGAGTAAATAATTCATTTTTATTTCCTGTTTATATAATTAAACAATATCTGTAAAGGTAACGCAACCTGTACGCCAGACATCAGCACTTACTTGCTTCCAATTCGTTAATGATCCTACTTGTACTGGACTGGATCTAGAAATAGTATCTCCTAATCCCAATTCACCACGAAAAGCTGTATTAACTCCCCACACCCATAACGTACCATCTGTTTTAACACACGCTGTATGACTAGAACCATTAGGTAAACCTACTTGTTTCCAATTAGTTAATGATCCTACTTGTACTGGACTGGATCTAGAAATAGTATCTCCTAATCCCAATTCACCAGAACTATTATTTCCCCACATCCATAAAGTTCCATCTGTTTTAACACACGCCGTATGAGAAATACCAGCATTCACTTGTTTCCAATCAGTTAATGAACCTACTTGTACTGGACTGGATCTACCGGTCCTATTTCCTAGTCCCAATTGGCCATTTGTATTAGTCCCCCAAGCCCATAGAGTTCCATCTGTTTTGACGCAAAGAACATAATCACTACCAAAATTTACTTGTTTCCAATTTGTTAATGTTCCTACTTGTACTGGACTGGATCTATTGGTAGTATTTCCTAATCCCAATTCACCAAAAGCACCGCTACCCCATGTCCATAAAGTACCATCAGTCTTAATACACCCAGTGCTACCATCAGTGCAACTTACTTGTTTCCAATTTGTTAATGATCCTACTTGTACTGGACTGGATCTAGTGTTGGTATCTCCTAATCCTAATCCACCACTTGTATTACTTCCCCACGACCACAAAGTACCATCAGTCTTAACACACGCATTACCACTTTCACCAAAATTTACTTGCTTCCAATTTGTTAATGATCCTACTTGTACTGGACTGGATCTATCGGTTGGTCCGATACTTCCTATGCCTAAATCTCCATAATTGTTGGTGCCCCACATGAACAATTGATTACCAACAAATTGATCCACTAACCACGCATCTGTAATATATGCATCATCCAAATCAACTGTTCCAAAAATTGGATCATCTTTTCGAAAATTGCTTGGCATTACTTATTCTCCAACTGCTTTACTCTAGCATCAAGCTCCTTGACTGAGTTGATTAGAAAAGCAATAATACCAGAATAATTAACTGATTTGGACCCTTCTGCTGTGCTG